ACCATCTCCTACAAAATTAATAGTTGTGGCTGCAGTCGATAAAGAAGATCCTTCATCTTGTACTGTTATTGATGATCCTCCTCCACCACCAGCAGAAGCTTCTAAACTGATCTTACCTGTGGAGTGATCATATGTTAATACGTAGTTATCTTGACCTGAACCAACTGATTGATCAGCATCAAATTTAAAATTACCTAGTAGTACATCACCAGTTCCATTCGGTTCAATATCGATATCACCATTTGAAGTTGATACGATCTTAGCACCGTTAACATCTAGAGCTCCACCAAGTTGAGGGGTTGTATCTTCTACTACATTGTTGATTGAGACTGCCTGTGCACGTGCATCAGTATAGTATAAATTAGTAGAACCTTCTGTTAATGTATCAGTTGTTGCATGGCCTCCACCGATATTAACTATTCCTCCCATTCCAGAATGGTTAGCACAATAGTAATAAAGTACAGGAGTAATTTGTGAAACTTTAATCTCTACATAAGATCCAGCTGAACCAGCAGTTCCAACTTTAGTAACTCCTGTTGTATATTCAGAACCTCCTGCATGAGTACCATTTGATGTTGTACTGAATCTGAGAGGATGTGTTCCATTAGTACTAGCCGATTGATCGAACCTATAGATATATCCTTTTGCTAATGAAACTGCCTGCTGTGAAGTTCCGTCTATTACGAATTTTCCACCTGATACCGTAACAGTTATATTTGAATAAAGTGCTTGAGCAGAATCATTCAGCTGTAAATTTCTAGCATGTAAACCTACGAAAGATGAATCAACGAGAGCATCTACTCTTGCATCCACTCTTGCCTGAGTATAGTATAGGTTAGTTTGTTCTGGAATATCCGCAGTACTAACTTGGTTTGTACCGGTACCAAAATCAATATGTGTATCATCTATTCCGTCAGTTTTAATTGTGACTGCACCTGATGTAACTGTAAAGTGATCTGAGCTAAAACTTGCTATACCTTTATTAGAAGTCGTTGCATCCTCACCTGAAATAGTACCACTAGATATATCAATTCCTTCACCGGCAGTAAGTGCCGCCTGAGCTCTAGCATTTGTAAAATATAAATTAGAAGAACCCTCTGTTATTTCATCAGTATTATCTTTTGTTGCGACTTGTGCATCAACATAAGCCTTGATCGATTGTTGTGATGCTGTATTAGTTGCACTATTTGAAGCAAAGTTATCTTCATCTAATATGTTATTTGTTACTCTGGCATCAGCTCTTGCATTTGTAAAATATAAATTCGAAGAATGTTCTGATATGTTTTGAGTAGTTAAACTGATATTACCGGTACCATCGAAAGATACTCCAGCAATATTTCTTGCGGTTTCTAGTGCTGTAGCCGTAGCTGCATTTCCAGTTGTGCTCTGATTTAGCGTTCCTATGACCAGGTCTATCGTTCCATCAGCATCTTGATAAGTAGCAGTAATTCCAGTTTCAGTATTATTACTAAACATTGCTCCGACAAGATCTTGTATATTTTCGGAATCAATATTTAATGTAACATCACCGCTAGTTCCACCATTAAGTAAACCTTTACCAGCTACAACTGAAGTAATATCTCCACCACCTCCACCGCTAGCTGCAAACGTAATCGTATCACCAGAAGCATTTGTAGTGATAGTCATATTACTACCAGCTGCAAATGTTAGTGTATCTGTAGCCCCATCAGCAACAACATTGTCTTGTCCTGCAACAGCGATAGTTTTAAATGCTTCAGTAACTGTTCCACCACCATCAGCTGCTGGAGCCCATTCTGATCCTGACCATTTTAATATTTGATTTGTAGATGGAGACGTACTACTTACGTTCGATAAGTTTTCTATAGGAATTGCAATATTTCCAGTTCCATCAAAACTTACACCGGCTATCGTCCTAGCGTTTTCAAGAGCAGTTGCAGTTGCAGCATTTCCGGAAGTATTTTGATTTAATGTTCCTACTACTAGATCGATCGTACCATCGCCGTCTTGATATGTAGCGGTGATTCCTGTTTCGGTATTTCCACTAAACATAGCTCCGACGAGATCCTGTATATTTTCAGAATCTATATTTAGCGTAACATCACCACTAGTTCCGCCATCAACTAGACCTTTTCCTGCTACGACAGAAGTAATATCTCCGGTTACTGAAGATGTTATAGTCAGTGTTCCATTTGCATCATCATATGATAGTGATATTCCGGACCCTGCAGTTAATAGAGCATTAACTCTGTCATCAACTCTTTCATCTGTATAGTATAAGTT